CCTCAACTGTTTTTGCTGTTGATAATGCACCCTCTACTCCCGCTTTTAATATATTACTGAGATTTGGGAATTGAAGATTTACATAAAACAGATATTGTCTCGCGCCACCGAGAAATCTTGCTTTATACTCTTGAATATCAATAGGTATTTTCATATCGTCATTATCCCCGTTAGTTTTTCATATCCTCTCTTTATTGCGTCCGCTATTTTTGTAGATGGTTTTGTCTCTAATCTCATTTTATAAAATGTAAAAACTACATTCATTGTTAAGAGTTCGGACGAGGCATAATCAAAAGTAATATTACCAACTGATTTTGGCCAGCATTTTTCCAATACAAAAGATTTTACAACATTTCCTGAATAATCTATCATATGAACTTCCTGATCTTGCATATATTGTGTAGAGTTCGCTCTATCGTGTTCTCTTTTTATACTTCTCCCACTTTTTAATTCTGACAACGAATTTTGAATTATATTTTGCCAGCTATACATTCTCTCTATAATGTCTCCATTAATGTCAACATTCATATCAACTGACCAATCACCGTACTTTCTATAGCCCGCAATTTTATAATCAAGACTTTGCCAGGGAATTGGAATTTCATCAAACATTGATTCTGGAATTGTTGTTGATCTTATAAGATAAGGCCACTTATCAAAATCAGATCCTAACCCAAATGTTGTAAGTGCACTATCTGCTGCAGGAACAAACCATTTTTTCCATCCATCATTTGTTGATAATACTCCTGTTTTCCCCATTTCTCTACTAATTCCAGCTGGCAATTTTAAGAGAATATAGAATAAAAATTGTCTTGATCCACCGGTAAATCTTGTGCGATATGTATCAACATCAAATAAAATCCGTGGCATCTTTCCTCCAAATAAAAAGGTCTGAAGAGTTTCAGTACCCTTCAGACCTTTCGATCCATTAGTTTTATCACTAAGCGTGGTACGGTATATAAGTATTTATTAATACCTATTATCCGAAAGTTACTCCAGTGCCATAAGTCACATTATCAGCAACATGATAAATGTAAGTAAATGTCATATCAAACTGGACAACATCATTAGCAGAGTAGTCCAATGTGGCCGTTCCGACCGATTTTGGCCATGCGCCAAAAAGTTTATACTTCATAATTGGCTTACCATCGTAACCTAAAAGTTCGAGCTGCTGGTCAGCCATATAAAGATTCGGTGCGGTGTAAATATTTGTTGTTGGGTCGTGAACAAGCTGCGCCCATTGCATAAACATTTGCTGAATTTTCGCATCGATATCCACATTAAAAGTAACTGTCCAATCACCGTATGTGTACTTTCCGGCAAATTTAAAATCGAATCCTTGCCAATTTGTCAGGATTTCGTCCGATGTTGTTTCAGGCAGGTTTGTTGACCTTACAAGGTAAGTTGCCTTTTCAGTATCTCCCCCTGCAATACTAATAGGAAATATCGGTTTATAATAAAATAAGTATTGTCTTGCTCCACCCTGAAATGATGCCCTATAACTATCAATATCAAATCTTGGCATTTTTTATTCCTCCAATTTATTCTCTTATCCAGCTGTCGCTCCAGCAAGCTCTGTGAAGGAGGCGCCGGTCTTGGTTGCGATAAAGTTCAGAACAATAAATTCTGCTGCCCTTGTGGGCTTAATGTAAATGTCACACCAGAGCTCATTTCTATCAATTCTTTCCGGTGTATTATTTGTCTCATCACAGACAATCATATAATCATAAATACCTCTTCTTGAACGAACATCTCTCAAGAATGGGTCAATCATATTGACCAAAAGAAGTCTTGTAAGATCATCATTTGGCTCAAAAAGAAAGTATCTTGCTGCTGTAGCAATTGCCTTTTCAAGAACAATGAAGAGTCTTCTTACATTAATTCGATTGAAAGCAGATTCCTTGTCAAGAAGTGTTTTCTGACCCCAAACAACTTTGCCCTGACCAGAGAACGAGACAAGTGGGTTGATACCGGCTTTATAGAGAATATCTCTTTCTCCCTGTGTTGGGTTCCAAGCAAGTCTCCTTACATTACCAAGAAGGGCTCTGTTAAGACCAGCCGGGGCAAACCAAGGATCAGAAACATCATCCGTATTGGCATAGATACCAGCGATATGTCCTGAACATGGAATCCATCTATATTTACCGTTCCATTTGTCATATACTTCAATCCAGTTACCATAAATGGAAGCATAACTGGTATTTTCATTAAGTGTCTGCTGTCTATAAGTTCTAAGTGATGTTGCCTCATTACCGGAGTTATTAATAACATCAGCATAAAGACAATCAAGAACAGCAATACAATCCTTTCTTGATTCTGCAATCGAAACCAGATATTGTTTTACTGTAGTGGATTTATTTCCATCAATAAGAATATTAATATCAATTTCTTCTGCATTTGCATAAAGATCAATATCATCAATGATAAGTGCATCCGTTACAGAATCATCCTGATCATCTGCCCCTCCTCCGAAACTCTGCCAAGATGATGTAGAAATCGTGATATTTTGATCCTTTTGTGATTCATTCATACTAATCCTAATATAACTTGATGATTCATTAATAACTGTTTCTGCGAAAAGTTTATTTCCACTATCATCAACAACATCTTGATCAGTAGAAACATTCCAAACTTCCTTTGTTGCATAGGATGTTTCTCCCTGTGGTTTTACCTGTACAATAATAAGGAAGGATTTAGAATTAAGAAGCGGACTATCAATTGCTGAAACATCTGAATATACTTCCCATTCTGAATGTCCTCCTGATGCAATTTCATTATAGGTTGTATAATCAATAACGGCTACCCTGATATTATTTCCCCACTCACCTCTTGAGTTGGCGATAAGATAAAATGGCCAAGGTGCGGTTGGTGAAACATCATCCGCAAACTGATCTGGGTCTTTACTTGGGAGGTCTGATAAAGTCAGAGCATCACTACCAAGAACAAACTGGGTGAATGTTGCTTCTGAACCACTTACAGCTTTCGTTCCAGCAAAAGTTGCGGATACGGGCATTGTTCTTGTGCAATAAAGTGCATTTCCATACCTCAAATATCCCGTAGCAGCAAGAATATCCTGATAGCAATTCGCCACATTTGTTGGTTTTCCAAATATATCTATCAATTCATTTACGGTTGTTATCAGAGTTTTCTTTCTCTCCGGCCCCTTGTAAGTATTCCTTAGAATAATTGCTGCAATAGAAGTAGCTACCGCTGGAATAGTAGTAGACAAATCTATTTCGTTTACATCTACGAGTGGTGACAAATAAAATGCCATTGTATGAATCCTCCAAATGTTTTCCTTATATATTTATGGATATTTCAATTATATTTATAAAAATTTACCCGATTTCGTATCTATCATATATAAATGTTGCGCTGGCTTCCAGAACAGCCCCCCCCTCTCTTGTTGAGAGAGTAATCTCTCCAAGTTGTTGAATCCAGACATTTTTAAAGTTAATTGCCATTATTTTTCTACTAAAATTATCGGTTATTTGGAGAGAAGCATCAACAACCATATTATTTGGTAAGACACCAAACTTATCCTTGTTATTATTTATATAAAATATCCAGTTTGCAAGCGCTTTCCAGTTTCTAAATTCCGAATCTACAATGAAATTTACTGTCCAAGAATCAAAAACCAGTTTCCCAACCTGTAATTGAAGTTTACCACCCTGCCAAGGAGACTCTGCTTGATCTAAAGACAAGCCAGGAATAACTGTGCCAAACAGGTTCAACTCAAGTTCTGCAGTAGCCGCACGGGATGTTTCCGATGGAAGAGTTGGAAACTTTAATCTAAAATTAGAGGGGGTTGCCCTATGTATGTTTACTGTTATTGCCATTATGTCCTTCCCTTACCGCCCTCCGGAAATACTGTATATCTCGACAAAATGCCCGCTGTTTCATCATATCCGAGGGCCTCGACATATACCGCTTCATCATACATACCACTTGCACCAGATGTAAATGTTGTTTCTGTTTCCTCTGCCATGGCTTCTTCTGAAGAATAAATTCTTGATATAACCTTCTCAATAAGTTTCCCATCAGGATCGGTTGTTGGAGTAATAGGCTGCAGAAAATATCCCTGAATAGTGAAAGTCAAGGTCCATTTTAATACTCTCCAATCCTCTTCCCCCCATTCTTCCATAATATCCGGTGTCGCACTATTGAAAACTGTTTTTAATTCAAGGTCTGCGTTCATTTCTGGAACATTGATTTTCAAGAAAACATATGGATTGAAAAACGGTAATATCTGTTCAAGAATTTGGTCAATATCAACAATATGAAGTGCCCAGATATTTACATTGAGAAGAAAACTATATGGTATCAGGTTAGGTATTGTTTCAATTGTTTTTGCATCATAATCTTTTGATATAACAATATTCTCGTTCTTATTTCCCAATCTTGAACCATCATAGTCAATTGACATAAGGGTACG